CAGCTCTTCCTACAGTTAAATCAACTTCCCTGACGAGTACGCCTGGAGATAATTGAGGAGTCGCCATTTTTTTCTCCGTGAAATCTCAGTTTATCTAAAAAATATTTATTAAAAAGATACTTTACACAGGGGAAACTTGACGTGAATATCTACCAATCAGGATATTCCCAATTTTGGGGTGGTGGGATGTTCTTTTTACTTTCTATAATTCTTTTTATTGTACATTCCTTACATTCATAAGAATATGAAGATGCAACAGGTCCCCTATCTTTTCTTGTTCTATAAAAACCATCTATTAAATTTTTCATTTCACCACAGACTCTACATTTTCTATCTGCTAATAACAAATGTCCAAGTTTTATCTGTTTATCTAAATCCATTTACATATATTCCCACATATAAGCACGATCGCCATATTCATCAACAAACCACCTGTCTCCATCAACATCAACAAAACTATTGGTATCTAATCCATCAGATACAAATCCAAAAGGTGCCATATCTTGTTCAATTTGGTTTTTTTGCTCTTCATATAATCTTTTTCTTACGTCTTGATCGGTAAGTTCCTTAAAGTAATCTTGGGCAACCAACCAAGCATAAATTACAAGACACATTGCAAGGTCATCATTGCACCCTTCTTCTGCTTCAAATGAATTATGTTTTTGAATAAAAGTTGTAAGTTCACTAATAATCTCATAATCATTTAATAGTAATTTACTTTCCTCAATCATTGTTTTTAGATTGAGGCATCCAACCTTTTTGACCGTTTTGGACATCTTCACCCCAAGCTGAGTTTTCTTTCCAGAAAATCCTTGCCCAACAATTTGACCTGCTCTACCTCGCATAGAACACATCAAAAGATTATTGTATTCCAAATCATATTGGATAATGCTTGCTACTTGATCCCCAACATCATTAACCTCACATAGAATGTAAGCACTATTATATGCAGTTGCTGTCTCATGAATAATGCTTGGAAAAAGCATCGGTTTTATTTCATTATTTCTATATTTTGCAACTACTTTATGTGGAAATTGTGTGATGTCTACCACAGTAAATGCAGAGTAATCGTTTCCTACCCCTCTAGCAACGTCTACAGTGATTAGATAATCGTGATTCTCCTCTGGGTCCACATAAACATCTAAACCTGCGCTACGGGTCTTAGGAGCATCGTAGACGAGTGTTCTAAGTTTAGATGGTGCAATAAGAGTATCGACAGAACCTAAAAATTCACACTCAAACTCAACTTTGAACTGCTGCTCACTTGTGTTCGCAATTGTTTGTTTTTTCCATTCTTCGTCTCTTCCGGGAACTTCGCTCCAATGAACATCTGTAAATACATATTCATTCTTACCTTTTTCAGCATCATGCCACATTCGGTAGAAATGATTCATACCGTGTGGTGTTGATACAATAATTACTTTTGTTTGCTTACCCGAAGTAATTGTTGGGTATACCGACGCAAAGAATGAATCCGCGATGTGATTTGGAACGAACGCAAATTCGTCCAAAAATAAGATATTGAATGACATACCACGAACCGCAGAAGCAGAAGTAGAAGCAGCCAGGATTTTGCTTCCATTCTCCAATTCTAAAGATCCTTTGTTCCAGGAGATAATTCCTTGTTGCATCCACTTTGGTAGATTTTCATAAGCGGTCTGCAGTCTATCTAAGAGTTCTCTAGCTGTTGCTGCTTTGTTAGCAAGGATACCAATATTTACATTATCATTGAATACTGCATAATGCAAAAGAAAGGAAACCACAGTTGTGGATTTTCCTGTCTGTCTGGGCATCTTACAGATATTAAATCTGTGATTGTGAAAGTTATTAATTAACTTCTCTTGGAAGTGATATGGTTTAAATGTTTGAAGACCGTGATCCAAGGTCACAATTTTTACATAATTATTTGCAAAGTAAACAGGATCATCTTTACACCTCACAAATTCAAGAATCTGCTCTTGGGTAAATTCAATGGGGGTATTTGCTTTTTTTAAAAGCGGATTACCAAGATAAACATCAGACATAATAAAACCTACTCATTAATTACAATTCCAACGACGAAGTGCTTTATTAATTCTTGAATCTGGATCTCTTGCAGTTTCTGCAGATGTCAATTTTGATTTCATTCCTTTCATTCGACGGCAGAATGAAGCACGACGCTTTGCTCTTTTTCCTTCTGGATTCTTCTCAGTAACTGCTGTTTGCAGTTTTGAACCTGGATTTTCTCTACGATACGCTTTAACAGCAGCAGGACTCAATCCATCCGTTTTATCTTGGCGATTTACTTTTTGCCAATCTTCATCAACTTCAACTCCCTCCCCCATGGTCTTTACATAGTTTTTACTTGGACCTGGTTTTGCCAAACTACCACCTTGAGGTCCAAATGGTTGAATTAATGGTTGACCCGATTGAATCTCTGATACTGCGTGATAAAGAACAGTACATCCAGGATAAACCTTTTGTAATTCATCATTAATTTCTTTACGAGATGGAAGTTTTGTTTGTGGGAAGAACATCTTAAGAGAATAATACTTGCCTCTCCAAGAAAGAGTCACTGCAATTACATTTCCGGTTTGTGCTTGAAGTCTAGTTGCTTCATCAACTTGAGATTTAAATCCTTTGATTGGATCTGGTTTTATCAAATCAATGACCTCAGCAAAAGTATTACCGTTTAAATCTTGGATAGTTTGCTCTGTTGCTGGAACACAATTTGGAACAATTTTTTTGCCTTTCTTTTTCATTCCAACTTGCTTGTATCCAGACCAACATGCCTCTTCCATCTCTCCACTATCAATATAATCTGCAGCAGTGTCAATGTAGTCTGCAGCTTTAGTAATCTTTGATTGCACCCATGCTTCAATGTCACCTTCACCTTTGCCAACTTTTGCTTGAAGTCTTTTTACTGCATTGGCAATAGTTTTTAGTTCTGATCTTGCCATTGAATATTCATGATCTTTAATGGAAACCTTATCCCATGCTTTACCGCCGTAGGAACACTCTGATCTTGTTTCCCTCTTATCGCATAATGGACAGTATCTTTGCTCTTCAACTGCCTCAGTTTTATTTCCCCAGTTTGCTGCGCCAACTTTGCGACACTTTACAAGAGCTCCAGAAGCATATGCGCTTGGCCAAACACTATAACGAGATTTCACTTTACTATAGCAAGCATCTTTTTTACCACTACCTTTTCCTGGTTTGTCTTTCGCTTCTTGTACATCCATTTCTTCTTTCATTTTCTTTCTTGGCGAATCTGTAGAAACATACGTTGGTTTTGCAGCTCCTGTTTTTTGTTGTTGCCCAGGATCTGCTTCTTTTTTTCTTCTTGCTGCCGCAAGTCTTTCTGCTGGAGTCATACTTGCTCTTTTTGCAGATGAAACGCATTTGGGAACACCTTCTCCGGGTTCATCACTTGCACACGTTCCACCAGTTACTACATTGACCCAACCAGATTTTCCATCCTTTGATTTGGATTTTCCAAACCAATCACGAAGACCCTCTTCAGTAACATCCTTAAATTTTTTATGATGTTTTTTGGCATCTGCTTCCATTTTTTTCAAACGGGTATAATAATCTGGAATTTCATCTAGATGTTGAAGAGCAATATCTTTGGCAAGATCATGATCTTTTGTGTGCTCATGCTCAATAGGCTCTCCCATATCAAGTTGCTTTTGTATGAAAGAAACATCAAGACGATGCTTCTTTGCAATTTGCTCAACTGTTTTATGTGACTTGAATTTGGGCATTACTCGACAGACTTCGATTTAGTTTCTTCACCTCTTGCTCTCTTTTTTCTCCCCGCACAATGAGCACGTTGAGAAAATCCTTTTGGATTTGAGCAATCAATACTCTTTTTATATTTATTGCTCCAATCTTCTTGAAACTGCTTAAAGGTTTTCATCTGGAGTTTGTTGTTTTAAAAGTTTTGCTAATTCTGCAGTAGAACCAACAAAAAGAGCATTATTTACTGTAGTTGGTCCTTTACCCACTTTTTCTTCTTCAATGTCTTTGAGTTTCTTTTGAAGATCCATTAACTTATCTGTAGCGTCTGCAACATTTTTTATAAGTTGACCAGCAACTTCGTAAGCACGAGGCATTTCACTTTCTTGAGCAAGTTCTAAAATACCGTTAATCGCTTCCTGACCCTTTTCTATTAATGAGTACAAATTACCTCTTGTATAGTTATAATCTTTCTTAATATCATCTACAGTGGAAGCAATTGCCTCTATTTTTTCAATTTCACTTTTACTTTCAACGGGAATTATTTCACCTTCAACATTGAAAGCATCATTTAAACTGTCAAATTTTTTTGTCATTTTCATGAATTAGTACCGTTAAATCCAAAGTCGTCACCATCTTCAATTAAAGTATTATCTGTAGTTGTAATAGATTTGACCGGAGATCCTGCCAAATGTGAGGTTATTGTTGTGTCATCTCTACCTCTATCGACGGTAAGAACATTACCTGCCTTAGACCTTACATAGACTTCCTCACCCTCAAGATCTAAGTAGGTATTTGCTGATATTGAACTCGCATTATTTACTGTAATGAGTATA